ACTTACCTCTTTTTCTTTTCGTCAGGGTCTTTCCATTTACCAATACCAGACAGGGCTTTAGCCATACGATCAGACATACCCTGCTTCTTCAGCTGAGCTTTAGTTTCACCTTTAACACGATCATTCTCTCGTGCAGTACGTTGCCTACGAGCTTCTTTCTTCAAGAGCCTACCATAAGCATCACCATCTTTCAATGGTCCTTGAGTTGTGTTCCGCTTAGGAGTACGCCTGGTATCAGTAGTAGTAGGTTTATCACTACGTGTAGAACTACCAGAGGAACCAGAAGAGCCACTGCTAGAGCCACCACCGCTAGACGACCCACCTGAGCCAGTTGATTCAGTTTTCTTTTTAGTAGGCCACGTGCTGCGGTCACCTTCACTCGGTTTGTCACTTTGAGCTCCATGTCCGTTAGACCAGTTACGACCACGTACGGGTACCCATTTACCACCTTTCCAGACAACAGGCTTACCATTAAGGGTAGCACGTTGACCTTCTTTTCGAGTAACTTTGGAACCACCACTGCCACTGGAACTAGAGCCACTACTGCTGTAGGAAGCTACTCGTTTGTCTCGATAGCCAGAAGGACTGGTCTTATCATCTGTACGTTTGAATGCATTACTACCACGGACTACATAGCCCGCTTCCTGCATCCTTTTCTTCCATTCTTTAAACTTTTTATCTGCGTCTTTGAGACGCTGATCGTGTGAGGAGTTGTTAGCCATTAATGTGATCCATAATTAGTTGTGTACGTTCTGGGTGAAGACCGAATCTTGCAAGCATCCAGTCTTCCCAGTGTTCTGATCCCTTGTCCTGATTACAGCATCGGCATGCTGGGACACAGTTACTTGTTACAGTCTCTCCTCCTTTACAACGAGGTTTGACGTGGTCAATCGTAAGTTCGTGTAATTCATAAGGTTCTCCACAATAAACACATGTACAATCGAACGACTCTTTTATCGCACGCCTCCAAAGGCGTGTTGCTTCAGAGGATGTCATGGTTATTAGGTTGTGTAAGTAATAATCAGGATTAGGAAATAAAGTCATGCAGGTTTACGAGCAGCATTAGATTTAGCATTTTGGCGTCTTCCTTTTGTTTTACTACCGGCATAATGTCCGGCTTCATCAGGATCGCCTTTTGCTATCTTAAGCTCTCGTCTTAACCTATTAGCATTAACTCTTAGTTCAAGTCCCTTCTTGGTTCTGTTGTATGCTTTTTGTTGGGACTTGTGATTACCGTTAGCATACTTAGGTCCTTCAAACCCTTTGCTTGCTGCCATAGAGCTTCCTCTGTACAAGTTCAGGGTCAATCTGGGGGATCACATTGGCTAGCTTATCAAGGGGGTTACCTTCGTATTGTACCCCGGAGATGTCATTAGCTTTCAACCAATCACATGCGGCTTTGAGGTCTTGAGTGGTAGCCTCACCAGATTTAATTCGTCCTAGAAACTCTTTGGTTACTAGGTTATGAAGTTCATTAAATTGATCTTCAGTTGCTTTCTTTTTCATAGGGATTACTTTTTACCGTTACCATTCCCGTTGCCGTTACCGTTAATCCTTTGGATACCATAGGTGGCCAGGGTCCCACTCAATAGACTAGCTATAAAAGTGGGATCCATTTTCGGCATATGTCCTAAATAAGACATGGTTAAGATACCAGCAGACCAGAATAGTACACAGAATTTAACTACTTCTGTAAACCATCCATGGTGCTCTTCGTTCATTAACCTGCACTAATTTTCAAAGTACCATTGTCATTCCATAGTTGTCCTGCGACTACAGGATCTGCAGTAGGTAAGTTAGGGAGAGAAATAACCTGACCAGCAAATGTGGCATTACCATTACCAAGGATTTCAGAAGTAGAGGCTACAGTACCTTGTGTAAAACCACGCCAAAGGGGATTGGCAGCAGTGTTAGCAGTCTGTATAGTACCAGTTGAATTTATTCTTGTACCAACAGCAGCACCTTGAACTGGATTACCACCAACTATTACTTCGTCATCAGCCTTAGCAGGTGAAATGACATTTTGTGTCCGTGACCAATAACCACCAGCGTTGCCATCAGTGGCGAAGACTGCAAAGTAAGCAGTAGTATTAACTTGAGTATTACTACTATCTGCAGTGACGTATTTAAAACCTTGTACAGTCTGATCAGTAGCAGTAACAGAGTTATTATACGTCTCAGTTGTTAACTGAACGGAATAGTTTGCATTAGGCATTGGAGTATTAAACGTCACATAATACTCACCATTTTGTGCGACAACTACTGTTCCATCTGGCTTAACAGTTCGGCTGCTAGTTGCATTAAATCCACCAAGTAGGTTACCAGAAGGATCAACCTTGCCCCAAGCATCTGCACCACCACCTAATGGAGCAGCATTACGTGATGTTCCGGCGACAATAATTGAGAACGGTGTGTCTACGGGATTACCACCTTGACCAGTTGTTTCAACTGTAAATTGATCTGTCTGCCTATTTTTGACAGTACCAAACCCATTAAATGTATTTGTGTTTAGTACAACAGAAACAGCGTAGTTAGGACTAGTTAGTGCTGTGTCAAAGAAAACAGTATAATTACCTTGACTATTCCACTCAATTCTGTCAATATTAAAATGAGGATCCCTAAGTATAGGAGTATTAGCAGCACCATCTGTACTACCCCAAGCACTAATCGTTGGGTTCCTAGCTAATGCTTCAATCTGATCCTGTGTAATAGTGATAGGCAGGTTTGCGTTTGTACAGTTGACAACAAACGATACATTATCTGCATTGATATACTGGGCGCCGCTTGGCTCAAGAGTATAGATGCGGAATCCATTAACACTTCTAGAAAGGTAATTAGCAGAAAGACCGTTATTACCTGTTCTACTGCCATTTACTTGAACCGAGTAATCGGGGCTAGGCATCGGTGTAACGAATTCGACATCATACACACCAGTGGCAAACCCATTAGCTCTACTTACACTTTTAAAGTTATAACCAGCTGATACAGCAGGTGTACCAGTACCAGGGAATACACCCCAAGAGTCAGCACCAGTTGTACCTTGAGGAGGTGCAGAGTTCTGAGAAATTACAGCAAATGAAACACCAACGTTTGCTGTAGACGTACCGGTTTGAATTTGATTGATTCGATAACCAAACCCATTTACTGTCTTAGTTCCAGCAGATTGATCTAATGTAAAGTTATAAGCATTAGTAGGATGCAGACAGGTACCAAGAACAGCATAATTCTCGTTAGGCATTGGAGTGTTGAACTCAACATTCACAACACCACCTTGTCCAATTACAATACTCTTAATGTTCATTGAATTAAGAATAGGAATTGGAGTGTTTGGTGTATTGACACCTCCAAAGGTAGTGTTAGCCCAAGCCGTTATACCTTCAAAACCAATACCACTATAGATAGCATCTAACTGCTCTTGAGTGATTGTCGCAGGCAGTTGAGCGTTAGTAGCACAAACTTGCCAGTCAAGTTGTGCTGGATCAACGAGATTAACATTCTGATCAAAAGTCCTGATTCTGAATGATGATGCTGTTTTATTGTCTACCTGGTCAGTCCACGCACTCTGTGAAAGTGTTACTGAGTAGTCAGCATCAGGCATTGGGGTGTTAAAGGTTACCGTATAATCACCTGCAGCAGTTCTGGTAAGTTTACAATTATAATTATTTTGATTGGTAATAACGCCGGCTTGTGCATTAAACTTTACCATTCCCCAAGCATCAACACCAGTGGTACCTTTAGGAGGTAGTGCGTTTAGTGCTTGAACTGAAAAACCAAAGGCAGTATCAGTTAAAACATCTGCGTTGTTAGCAGTTTGAACTCTGAAACTTTGCTCAGTCTGGAAACCAACGGATACATTATTTAGCTCACTACCTGTTGTAACTGCATAGTCTGCATTAGGAAGTGGAGTAGTAAACGTAATTAACCAGTCACCAGTAGGGTCTCCATTAGGATACCTTACACAACTAGCTACATTAGAATTGCTTTGAATAGTACCAGTAGAATCTATGTAAGCCCAAGCTGCAGCACCGTCATACTTGATGACATTACTTGTAGTGTAA